GGCGCGATAGTGTGCCACCTAGATCTCCGGCACAGTGATGCTCTTGAGTTCATTACTGTCTCACGATCAGAGTTGCCTTGGGTCAAACGATGCATCAACATCACAGATGAGTGGTGGCAGGAATGTACATTCAAAGATCAACTTCTCTTTGCTATTAAGTCTGGAGATGTATGGCTAAACAAAGTTAAGTACGACAAATTTGGAGAAAGAATTCGTGGAAATGTATGCCTTGAAGTGTACCTGCCAAGCAGAGGTACCTGTCTCTTGCAACATATCAATTTCGGTGCCTGTGAATTTGACGACATTCCAAGAGCTTTCTCTGAAGGGATGTCAGAACTGTGCCAACTCCATGGTAGAACTGGCGTTGGCGATTCAGGAGAATATCTCCCCAGTCGAACAGACAGACAAGTCGGACTGGGAGTACTCGGCCTCGCAAATCTCTTACGGAGGTACGGAGTAAAGTATGAACAGTTTGGTGAAGCACTTCGTTGCCTCAATAATAGTGAGGTCGTGCGTACACCAGCCTATGAATTAGCAGTACAGATCAAGCTAGGCATCAACCTTGCAGCACGTATTGCTAGATCACATCATATGGATAGGGCGTTTGCAATCGCACCTACTGCATCGTGTAGCTACAGGTCAAAAGATCTTGATGGCTATACATCTACCCCAGAAATTGCACCACCTATCAACCGTACGGTTGACCGTGATAGCGGTACGTTCGGTGTACAAACTTACAATTATGGTGATGTTGAGATTGCATCAGAAGTCGGATGGGATGCCTACCGGGCTGTCGCAGATGGACTGATGATACTGTTCAACAACACAGGGCTTCTTCATGGATACAGCTTTAACTCTTGGAGTGACGTTGTAACCTACGACAATGAATTCGTGGAAGAGTGGCTACGGTCCCCGCAAACTAGCCTCTATTACAGTTTACAGGTAATGCCTGATACACAAGATAAGTCTGATGCTTATGCAGCATTAGCCGATAGTGATATTGAACAGTATTTAGGGGACATTTTAAATGAAGAACCTCATTGTGATTGTCAGGAATGAATCCTTATCAGAAACTACTAAACCGGAAACGGAAATGGACACCAGTTCAGACGACTGCTGGTACATGCAAAGAAGGTGCACACGAAACACTGCTCCGTGCACTTGCATTGCGACACATGGAACTACCTGTGGGAGATTTTATCACTGATGCCTTGTCTAATGAAGTTCCAGACATGGCACGGGAGTTACTCTTATCAAACGTCAAAGACGAAGAAAACCACGACTTGGCTCTTGGTTACATCGCCAATGCTTACGGGGTGGATGAAAAGGCTGAAGCCGAAGCAATACGGTTACGTGATGCTTGGGTCTCGCATCCTGATCACACGATTACGAAAGCGATGGTTGCCGAGCGTTCACTTTTCTTCGTTCTTTTACCATTCTTCCGCGCTAATGGTGACCCTGGAATGCGAACAGTAAGCGCAGATATCAGCCGTGATGAACAAATACATGTCGCGTGTAACTCGCTTGTATGTAGAGAGCTAGGATTGGAGATCTCTCCAAGTCTGGACAAGCTACGCAAAGCAACTATCAACTGGGTGATGCAACCACTGGGTAGCAACATCGATAAATATCTAGACAAACAATTCTGGCTGGATTCAAGTGACAACTTGATGTATCAAGGCAAGGCTCCTGAGCTTTCCTTTACTAAGTCTGCACGTATGCCAGCGTTCTTTGAGCACTCGAATGTCAACCTCCCCCAATACGCTTAAGTTCCAGTACGAAAAACTGGACATGATTCAGGCTCGGTTAGCGGAAGCATTCCCTGCTGAGCCAATCAGACCAACTGACAAACAACCCGACATCTTTTATAAAGCTGGTCAGGCAAGTGTTGTCAAATTTATAAATGATTTATTGGATGAAAATTAATGTGTATTGCAAGTCTCCTAGGCTTAAATCCTCCTAAACCACCTGATCCTCCGAAGCTACCTCCTATTCAAAAGCAAGCACCTTTACAACCTAAGGCTCCTCCTACACCCAAGTCGCTTACTGACAAAAATGAAAAGCCTAAGGTTGACTTTGCTAAGAAGATGTCTACAAAACAAGCAAAGCGTGTTGGTGCAAGTGACCTACGCATTCCTTTAAATAACCAGCAATCAAATGCTGGTACTGGAGGGATAAATGCTTAAAGCGAAAGAACGGTACAGTCAACTGTCATCTGACAGACATCAATTTCTTGACATAGCAGTTGAGTGTTCTGAACTGACGCTGCCTCATTTAATTACTGACGATCTTCGTGTACGTCAGAATCACAAGAGGCTGATCACGCCATGGCAATCCGTCGGTGCAAAGTCAGTTGTCACACTTGCAGCCAAGCTCATGCTTGCACTGCTACCTCCCCAAACTACGTTCTTTAAACTACAAGTACGTGACGACAAGTTGGGTGAGGACTTACCTCCAAATGTAAGGAGTGAGCTTGACCTTTCCTTCTCCAAAATGGAGCGGATGGTCATGGACAAGATCGCTGCATCCAGTGATCGTGTTGTTGTTCACCAGGCTCTCAAGCACCTGATCGTCGGCGGCAACGCTTTGATCTTCATGGGCAAGGAAGGTCTGAAGAACTTCCCATTAAATCGCTACGTAGTTAGCCGTGATGGCAATGGCTATGTGTGCGAGATCGTTACTAAAGAACTTATCAATCGGAAGCTACTTGGTATCGACCCCACGCCTGATCCCAACACTGTGTCGGGTAAGGGCAACAACGATGAAGATGCTGAGGTCTATACGTATGTACGTCGTCAAGACAATGGCGGCTGGGTATGGCACCAGGAGGTCGATGACAAGATCCTTGAAGGCTCCAGAAGTACTGCTCCTAAAGATGCAAGCCCTTGGTTAGTTCTCCGCTTCAACGCTGTTGATGGTGAAGACTATGGACGAGGTCGCGTCGAAGAATTCCTTGGTGATCTCCGTTCACTGGAAGCACTAAGTCAAGCCTTGATTGAAGGCAGTGCAGCAGCAGCAAAGGTTGTGTTCCTTGTGAACCCGGCTGCTACTACAAAACCAGCAACCATTGCCAAAGCTGGCAACGGTGCAATCGTGCAAGGTCGGCCTGAAGACGTAAGTGTCGTACAGGTTGGTAAGACTGCTGACTTTGCTACTGCCTCACAGATGGCACAGCAGATTGAGCGTCGCCTTGGCGAAGCCTTTCTGTTGCTGAACATCCGTCAGTCAGAACGTACAACTGCTGAAGAGGTACGCCTCACTCAGCTTGAACTTGAACAACAACTGGGCGGACTATTCAGCTTGCTGACTGTTGAGTTCTTGAAGCCTTACTTGGCTCGAACCTTGATGGTTATGCAACGTAGTGGACAGCTTCCCAAAATTCCAAAGGACTATGTCCAACCACAGATCGTGGCAGGTGTAAATGCACTTGGACGTGGTCAAGACCGAGAAAGCCTTACTGCTTTTATCGGAACCATTGCTCAGACACTTGGACCTGAAGCGTTGATGAAATACATCGATGCGTCAGAAGCTATCAAGCGTCTGGCTGCTGCTCAAGGTATTGACGTACTGAACCTGGTCAAGACACCACAGCAGATGCAGCAAGAGATGCAGCAGAATCAAGCCATGACATCACAGCAACAGCTACTTGGACAAGCAGGACAAATGATGTCTGCTCCATTGATGGATCCAAGTAAGAACCCTGATGCCGCTGAGATGGCACAACAACTCACCCAACAACAACAACCACCCACCGATGGCTGAAACATTCACTTATGACAACTCCCCTGATACAGAGGTCCTAACCGAAGAGGAACAGGATTCTCTGGCAGTGGGTGAAGAACTTATGGAACAGCAGGAGAACCTCCTAGCTGGTAAATATAAGAATGCTGAGGATCTTGAGTCTGCATACCTTGAGCTTCAACGAAAGCTTGGTGAAGGAGACGAGGAATCTGAAGAAGAAGGAGAGATGGAAGATGCAGAAGAGTTTGAATCAACTCCTGCTGCTGACATGATCTCTGCTGCTTCCCAAGAGTTTGCTGAAAGTGGAGAGCTAACACCAGAGACACGTGATGCTTTGGCTGAGTTAGATAGCTCTGAACTTCTTGATGCATACATGTCGTTAGCACAACCACCTTCACCTGACCTAAGTGATTCAGATGTATCCAGCCTGAAGGCATCAGTTGGAGGTGAAGAGTCATACAACCAGATCACTGGTTGGGCTGCTGAAGCTCTATCTGAAGTTGAGCTTGAAGCCTTTAACACCACAGTTGATAGTGGTTCGTTGGCACAGATCCAGATGGTTATGGCTGGCTTGCAAGCTCGCTACCAAGCGGAGAATGGATACGAAGGTACGCAACTACAAGGTAAAGCTCCAAGTAATTCACGTGACACATTCCGTAGTCAGGCTGAGGTTGTTGAAGCAATCAATGACCCACGGTATGACCGTGACCCTGCATACAGGAACGACATCCTGATGAAGCTTGAACGATCTGACGTTGCATTTTAATGACAGTTATTAATGAAGACGGCGGTCGTACAAACATCTACGCAATTGAACCTGACGTTTATTTAACCCAACCTATGTATCACAACCAAAATGCTGAGAAGCTGAACGGCCGCCTAGCAATGCTAGGTGTCATGGCAGCACTAGGTGCTTATGCACTAACTGGTCAAATCATTCCTGGAGTTTGGTAATGCCACACGGTAAAGGTACATACGGTACGAAGAAGGGACGTCCACCTAAGAAAGGTATGAAGGGTGGCAAAAAGTGTTAGCCTCAAAATAGGTAAGCACAAGTCTCGCAAAGGCGGTCTAACCGCTGCGGGACGTGCCAAGTACAACAGAGCAACTGGCTCCAACCTGAAGGCTCCACAGCCTGGTGGTGGTCCACGTAAGAAATCCTTTTGTGCTCGTATGTCGGGTAACAAAGGACCAATGAAAGATTCAAAGGGTCGTCCTACTAGGAAGGCTCTAGCCCTACGACGCTGGAAGTGTTAATCATGCCTGCTAAAAAAGGATTGTATGCAAACATCCACGCCAAACGTGAGCGTGGTGGAAAAATGAGAAAGCCTGGGGCCAAAGGCGCACCCACGGCTGCAAACTTCAAACGCGCCGCAAAAACTGCAAAGAAAAAGTAACACCCAACTAACAACAACAACACACATGAAATCTATTATTATCGCTAGTCTTCTTGTCGCCGCTGGTGGCGCAGCTCAGGCTGGTCCCTACGCCAACGTGGAAGTCAACTCTTCATATTCTGGATCTGATAACACAGGTTCTGCGACAGATGTACATGCAGGGTTTGAAGGTACTAACTGGTATGTACAAGGAGGTCCTGTATTACTCGCTCCTGATAATGCTGATGCTGAAGTCCAGCTATCCGGTAAAGCAGGTGGCTCTTATGGAATTAACGATGCACTCTCTGTCTACGGAGAGGTGTCCTTCCTGACTGGTGATACTAACAGCTACGGTACTAAGGCCGGACTTAAGTATAACTTCTAACAGCTAAATAGAATAAGGGAGGTGCAATTCCTCCCATAGCTCTAGCCAGCCAAGGCTTAAAACTGGTCTTACTTAACTTACTTACCCAACCATGAACTCTTACTTAAATGACCGCTGTACTTTCAAGACCACAAAAACTAAATAACTGGGAAGCCTTTTGTAACTGGGTTACCTCTACTAACAACCGTCTGTATGTCGGTTGGTTTGGAATCCTGATGATTCCTACGTTGCTT